AGCGAAGACAACGCAGAGATGCAGCAAATAAAAGTGGTTGCGGGGACAGGATTTGAACCTGTGACCTTCAGGTTATGAGACATATTTTGCTCTATATCTAGGGCCTTGATTGTTGACACGTTTCTGGCATCATCCTCCTATCCTACTGTTTTAACAACGACTTCTGGCGAGACCATCTGTCACCGAGCGCCACCCGACGACAGAAACAGCCACAAGACGTGTTGACACAGTGTTGACATGGGAGTGCCGCCGATGCCCGACAAACTGTCCGAAGCCCTGGTCCGCAAGGCCCTGCCGCCGGCGCGCGGCCAGGCCATGATCTGGGACGCCGAGGTGAAGGGCTTCGGCCTGCGGATCACCCCCGGCGGGGCCAAGAGCTTCGTGCTCGACTATCGCGCCGAGGGCCGCCAGCGCCGCATCACCATCGGCGCCCATCCCGACTGGACGGTGGCGGCGGCGCGCGACGCGGCCAAGACCATGAAGCGAGAGGTCGACCACGGTGCCGATCCGATGGGCGAACGGCAGGCACAGCGCGAGGCCCCGACGGTGAAGGAATTGTGGGAGCGCTACGAGCGCGAGCACCTGCCGCAGAAGGCACCGCGTTCTCAGGTCGACGAGCGCATCATGTGGGAGAAGATCATCCTGCCCCGCTTCGCCAAGCTGAAGGTCGCCGCCATCACCCATGACGATGTCGACGCCTTGCACCGCGACATCACCACCATTCGCGGCACGCCGGTGCGCGCCAACCGCACCGTCGAGGTGCTGCGCAAGGCGTTCAATCTGGCGATCCGGTGGAAGTGGCGCGACGACAATCCCGCTTCCGGCGTGCGGCGGAATCCGGAGGAGAAGCGCAACCGCTATCTCAACAAGACCGAGATCGCGGCGCTGGCTCGCGCGCTCAACGAGCATTCCGAGCCGATATCGGCGAACGCCATCAAGCTGCTGATGCTGACCGGCGCGCGGCGCGGCGAGGTGCTGGGCGCGACTTGGGAGATGTTCGATCTGGAGAACGGCGTCTGGACCAAGCCCAGCGCGCATACCAAGCAGCGCAAGCTGCATCGCGTGCCGCTTTCCGGCCCGGCCATCCAGTTGCTGGTCGAGATGAAGGCGGCGGCCAGGCGGAAGTCCGAGGCCGACGGTACGCCGCTCAACCCATTCGTGTTCCCCGGTGTGAACGGCAATCCGCTCACCGACATCAAGCGGACATGGGTTTCGGTCTGCCGCAAGGCCGGGCTCGCCCAGGAGGTCGAGAAGAAGAACCGCGACGGCAAGATCGTGAAGGGCAAGGACGGCAAGCCGGTCATGGTCTGGCAGCCGACGGTGCGTATCCACGACATCCGGCATTCCTTCGCCTCGATCCTCGTCTCGGCAGGAGCGTCGCTGCCGCTGATCGGCCAGATGCTGGGCCACACGCAGGTGCAGACGACGCAGCGATATGCCCATCTCTTCGACGATCCGCTGCGCAAGGCAGCCGAGACGGTCGGCGCCTATGTGCTGCCAGGGCCGGAACCGAAGGACGTGACGCCCACGCGGGAGGTGCAATGATGCAGGACCAAACCGCGAGCCCGCCCGAGGACGCGCTGCCTTTGCGCGAGGCGCTGCGCCAGTTCGTGGCAGACGATCTGTGGCAAGCCTATGAGGCGGCGACGGCAGAGCGCAGGAAGCTGCCGCGCCGCCCGACCTACTTCTCCACGTCAATTCGGGAATGGGAAGCAGAGCGTGCGAACCGCACGGCCAATCAGGTCCGTTCGGCACAGGCCGACATGCACCAGGCATGGGCGGCCATCAAGCGGTCGCTCATCGACCAGCTGATCGCCGGCGACCTCACGGCCTTCGCCCAGTCCGACCCGCCGTTCGGGCCTTGGCGCGCGATCCCGGCGGCGGCGTGGCGCAGCCTGCACATCAAGGACGTGCGCCACGGCCGCGTCATGGGGCCGAATGTCGACATGACCGGGCTGCACATCTTGGCCGTGGATCGGTCGGTGGAGCCCGTGGTGCGCACCGGCACACAGGGCCGCCCGAAGAAAGGCATCCACTTCATCAAGGCCGAATTCGAGCGGCGGCGTGACGCCGGCAAGACGGAGCGGTCGCGCATGCGGGAGGCGGAATGGCTGTTGAATTGGTTTCTTGCGCATCATGCGGACAAGGAACCGCCGACAGTAAAGACGATCTACAACAACCTGCCCACCGGCTTCTTCCTACCGGCTCTCAAATAGTCCCGTCCTGCCCGAATTAATCGTTTCGGGCAGGGTTCCGGGCGGATTTTTCGGGTTTCCGACTGGCGACACCTTTCGTCGTGAGGCGGCGCATCTGCGTCGCGTAGCACGATGGAGGCGCCAATGCATGGACCGATGGCGGCGGCCGGCGGCGAGACGAACGCCACACCGACCGGCCCGGATTTTCTCGAAGGTTTCGTCACGGAGCAGGAATACGCCGCCCGGCGCGGCGTGTCCTTGCGCACCTGCCAGCGGGATCGGCAGCTGCGCCAGTCGCCGCCCTATGTGGTGATCGGCCGGCAGGTCTATTACCGCGTCGAGGCGGTACGCGAGTGGCTGATCGCCCGCGAGCGCTCGACCGACCGACGGCCCACCGCGCCCCGCGCCGGGAGGGCCCGATGAACGCGCCCGACACCGTCGCCCCGGACAGCATCGCGGACGACCTGATCGTCGGCGCAGCCGACCTCGCCCGCTTCATCTACGGCTCGGACGAGCAGCGCTTCCAGCGCCGCATCTACTATCGCTGCTCCGTCGCCAAGTTGCGATTGCCGCATTTCCGGCTGGGCAGCCAGATCGCCGCGCGGCGCAGCACCCTCCTCGCCTGGATCGAAGAGTGGGAGGCCTTCAGCCATGGATGACAGCCGCACCAGTGTGAACCGCGCGCAGCTCGACGAGATGATCGCCCGCACCGGCCAGCACGCCCCGCACCTCACGCCCGTCATCGAGGTGGTGCGCGACTTCGGCGTCAGGCTCCTGCTGGTCCCACAGACGACCGAGGCGATGACGGAAGCGCTCGACGTCGCCGAGCGGCCGTTCATCGCCATCGTCGCCGACGACACCGACCGCGCGGTAGGGCCAGAACATTTCGACCGGGCGTCGCTCGACCGGCTGATCGGCATGGCCGACGGCGCGGCCGTGGTGGCGAGCGCGCCGCGCGCCGATGTCTATGACGGGTTGAGCGCGCTGGCCGCTCTCTTCGCCCGCAACATCCTCATCGTCGAAACGCGACCCGAGCAGGAGATCGCCTGGATCAAGGCGATCCAGCAGGCCAAGGCCGACCTGCCGCTGATCGTCTGCACCGTCGAGGCGACCCGCCAATGACGGATGCGCCGGCCATCTTGGATTTCAACCGCAGCCCGCCGCAGCAACACGCGGCAACGCGCGGTCATTTGCCGGTCCGGGAGATCGCAGCCCGTCTCAACGACCGCATCGCCGATCTCGCCCGCGAGCTACTGGGCGAGCCGAATCGGACGCTCTCCACGGCCAGCCAGTTGCGCTTCGGCACCAAGGGCAGCGTCGCCGTCGAGATCGCCGGCCCCGACGCCGGGCGCTGGTACGACCACGAACACGGTGTCGGCGGCGACGGGCTGGAGATGATCCGCCACCACCATGGGCTCGCGAACGGAGCCGCCTGCGACTGGGCACGGAACTGGCTCGGGCTCGATATCCCCACCACCACCAAGACACCGGCACAGTCGGCCGCGCACACGCCGGAGCCCTCCAGTGCCCGACCGGACCGCAAGACGAAGGAGGAACTGGCCGCCAAGGTGGCCGGGATCATCGCCCATTGCCAAGACGTCGCCGGCACGCCAGCCGAGACCTATCTGCGCAACCGGGGCATCACGGCACCATCCCTGCCACCCGCATTGCGATTCCTGTCGAACGCCTATGGCCGCTACGGCGCCCTGGTCGCGCTCGCCACCGACGCAGACGGCGCCGTTCACGGCGTGCAGCAGATCTACGTCACCGAGGATGGGCGCAAGGCGCCGCTCAAGGTCCAGAAGCGCACCAACAAGGCGCACGATGGCTGGTCGGATGTCGCGGCGGTGCGCCTGCCGGGCACCGCGCCCATCGTGCTGGCCGAAGGTGTCGAGACCGCGCTGTCGGTGTGGCAGGCGACCGGCCAGGAGACATGGGCCTGCCTCGGCATCTCCAACATCGCCCGCGCGCCCGTGCCAGACGGTACCGCGATCATCGTCGCCCGCGACGGCGACGAGCCGGGCAGCAAGGCCGATCACCAGCTGCGGCGCGCCGTGACCATCCTGCGCGGCCAGGGCCGCGAGGTGGCCGTGGCCGAACCGCCGGCAGGCCAGGACTTCAACGACATCTTGCGCGGCGATGGCGAGCAGGCCATCCGCGACGTGATCGCCGGGGCGCTGGCCGCCGACGCCTATTCCGAGGCGTGGCGGCATGAACTGCTGATCAACAACGAGGGCGAGCCGCGCCCCGTGCTGGCCAACGCCATCCATGCCCTGCGCCATGCGCCCGAATGGGAGGGCGTGCTCTGGCACAACGAATTCGCCACCGCCACCATCGCCCGCAAACCGCCGCCCTGGATCGCGGATCGCGCCAACTGGCAGGACACACCCTGGTCGGATCGCGACGACCTGCTGGTCGCCGACTGGATGCAGCGCCACGACATCATGGTGCCGGCCTCCGTCGCCGGACAGGCGATCGAGGCCGTCGCCCGCGACCGGATGTTCCATCCCGTCCGCGAATATCTCGACGGCCTCCGCTGGGACGGCGTGCCGCGCATCGAGACCTGGCTCTCCGTCCATCTCGGCGCGGCGGACACGCCCTATATCCGCGCCGTCGGTCCGCGCTGGCTGATCTCGGCCGTCGCCCGCATCTACATCCCTGGCGTTCAGGCCGACTGCGCGCTGATCCTCGAAGGCCCTCAGGGCATCAGGAAGTCGAGCGCGCTGCGCGTCCTCGCCCAGCCATGGTTCACCGACCGGCTGTCCGATCTCGGCAGCAAGGACGCCGCCATGGAAACGAAGGGCGTCTGGATCATCGAGATCGCCGAACTCGACACCATGTCGCGCGCCGAGGTCGGCACCATCAAGGCCTTCATCAGCCGCACTTGCGACCGCTTCCGCCCGCCCTATGGCAAGCGGCTGGTCGACCTGCCCCGCCAGTGCGTGTTCGCCGGCAGCGTCAACCCCGAGGGCGGATACCTCAAGGACGCCACCGGCGGCCGGCGTTTCTGGCCGGTGGTCTGCGGCGCCATCGACATGGACGCCCTCGAACGCGACCGCGACCAGCTCTGGGCCGAGGCCCGCGACCGCTTCCGCGCGGGCGCGCCCTGGTGGCTGGAGAACCGCGACCTCGAGGCGCTCGCCGTCGAGCAGCAGGCCGACCGCTATCAGGGCGATGCCTGGGACGAACCCATTCGCACCTATCTCGACCACGCCACCGAGTGGATGGAGAACGGCTACGGCGAGACACGTCCCTATCGGCAGCGCCGGCCCGAGCCGCTCAATGACGTCTCGGTCGCCGAGATCATGGAGAAGGCCCTGGGCATGGAGAAGGGCCGCTGGACGCAGGCCGATCAGAACCGTGTCGTCCGCTCGCTGGTCAGCATGGGCTTCCAGCAATACCGCGCCCGCCACGACGGTCAGCGCGAGCGGCGCTACCGGCGTGTCCGCCTCGCAGGGGAGCAGACTCGATGATTAGGTCCGGGTCTGAGCGATTTGGGTCCGGGTTGGGTCCGGGTATGGACGCCTCGAAAAGCCCAATGAAATCAACGCTGGGTCCGGGTAGGTCCGGGTGGTCCGGGTTTGTGGCTTACCTTCTCGTAGGAGGCGGAAAAACGCGTCACACCGAATTATTGGTAGTGACTACGTATGACCCTGAAAACAGGGTTGTACGAGAAGGTGGGGAAAAGACCCGGACCTACCCGGACCACCCGGACCTCGCCAGGGTTTCTGCGGGTTTGCGGGCGACCCCAGACCCGGACCCATCCCGGACCCAGCCGGACCAGACCCGGACCCAACGGGATCACACGGCCTCGCGGCAAGCGCCGTGCCAGTCGAGACGGGAATCTTCGGCACCGAACCGGACAGGCTTGGTTCCTGTCGGGCGGATTCGTATGCCGCGGGCAATGGCGCGATGCCTCGCCAGCGCGAGGGCGCATCATGCCTAAACTCGACCGGGCCGAGACCAAGACCGAGTTCGCCGCCCGCGTGGGGCTCACCAAGGGCCGCATCTCGCAGCTGGTGGCGGACGGCCTGCCGGTGCGCCCCGATGGCCGCATCGACGTGGATGCCGGGCTCGCCTGGATGGAACGCAATCTCGACCCGTCCCGGCGCGGCAAGGGCGGCACGGTGAGCACCGGCGCCAGTTCCCCTTCGGTTGCCGAGGTGCGGCGCATGCTGATGCTGGTGCAGGTCCAGCGCGCCCGCCTCGCCTACGACAAGGAGCGCGGCCAACTGATCGACGCGGGTGCGGCGACCGCCACCATCTTCGCCCGGGCGCGGGCCGAGCGCGACGCCCACATGGCCTGGGTGCAGCGGGCCGCCCCGCTGATCGCCGCCGAGACCGGAGCGGACCCGCAGGCCACCTTCGCCGCGTTAGACAGGCTGATGCGCGAGCATCTGGAGCATCTGGCCGACACGCCGCTCGGGGAGCTCCGCGATGCTGGTTGAAGCCGATGACGCCTGGCGGCGCGGCATCCGCCCGGAGCCGCCGATCACCGTGTCGGAATGGGCCGACCGGCACCGCGTGCTGCCCACCACCTCGGCCGAGCCCGGCCGCTGGCGCACGGCGCGCACGCCTTATCTGCGCGCCGTCATGGATGCGCTCTCGGCATCGAGCCCGTTCGAGCGCGTGGTGCTGATGAAGGGCGCGCAGACGGGCGGGACGGAAGCGGGGCTCAACTGGCTCGGCTACATCATCCAGAACGCACCCGGCATCGTCATGATGGTGCAGCCGTCCTTGGACATGGTGAGGCGCAACACCACCGTTCGCATCGACCCGCTGATCGAGGCGACGCCGGCGCTGCGCGAACTGGTCGCCCCACCCCGCTCGCGCGATGCCGGCAACAGCCTGTTCCGTAAATCCTTCCCCGGCGGCCAGCTGGTCATGACCGGGGCCAACAGCCCGGTCGGCCTGCGTTCGACGCCGGTGCGCTATCTCTTCCTCGACGAGGTGGACGGCTATCCGGGGGACGCCGATGGCGAGGGCGATCCGGTCGATCTCGCCATCCAGCGCACCGCCACCTTCCGGGGAAGGCGCAAGATTTACATGGTCTCGACCCCGACCCTGAAGGGCTATTCGCGCATCGAGGCGGCCTTCGCCGAGTCCGACCAGCGCTTCTTCCACGTGCCCTGTCTCGCCTGCGGCGACATGGCGCCGATCACCTGGGCGCGCATCCGCTGGCCGGAGGGCCGCCGTGCCGACGCCTACCTCATCTGCGAGGCCTGCGGCGGCGTTCACCACGAGCACGACAAGGCCCGGCTCATGGAGGCGGGCGAATGGCGCGCGACGCAGCCGGGCGACGGCCGCACCGCCGGCTTCCACCTCTCTGCGCTCTACTCACCCTGGGAGACCTGGGCCGAGATCGCCATCGAGCACGGCCGGGTGATGAAGGACCCGCCACGCCTCCAGGTCTGGGTCAACACCAAGCTCGGCGAGTCCTGGGAGTACCAGGCCGGCGACACCGTGCCGGCCGATCCGCTGATGGCAAGGCGCGAGGATTGGGGTGAGGACCTGCCCGCCGGCGTCGCCGTGCTCACCGCCGGCGTCGATGTGCAGGGCGACCGCATCGAGGTGCAGGTGGTCGGCTGGGGCCGCGACGAGGAGGCATGGGTCATCGACTACCGCGTGCTCTGGGGCGATCCGTCCGGCCCTCGCCTCTGGTCCGACCTCGACCACTATCTGCGCGCCACCTTCGTCCACCCGCACGCCGCGCCCGATCTGCCGGTTCGCGCGGTCTGCGTCGACACGGGCGGCAACCACACCAAGATGGCCTACGAGTTCTGCCGCACCCGGCTCGCCCGCCGCGTCTGGGCGATCAAGGGCCGGGGCGGCGCCGGCGTGCCCGTCTGGCCACGTCGTCCGACCCGCTCCAACAAGGGCAAGATCCCGCTCTTCATCGTTGGCGTCGATGCGGTGAAGGACGCGGTCTACGCGCGGCTCAAGCTCACCGAGCCCGGACCCGGCGCCATCCACTTCCCGCGCCGGCTGGATGCGGAGTATTTCCGGCAGCTCACCGCCGAGCGGGTCGTCACCCGCTTCGAGCGCGGTCGGCCGATTCGCTCCTGGCAGCCCAAGCGCGACGGCGAGCGCAACGAGGCCCTCGACACCTTCGTCTACGCTCACGCCGCCCTGCTCGGGCTGATCAGCATGGGGCTTAGACTGAACGAGGAGGTGGACGCCAGAGCAACATCATTCCTTCGACCTGAAAGTTCTAACCCAACCCACGCGCATACCAGCCCTATCATCCGATCAGACTGGTTGCTGGGGACATTATGGCGATCAAGGCAACGGAACGATTGACACCGCTCCATCCTTGAAAACAAGCGCCCCTCAGAATCCTATTCCAGTCTGCATCGATTTGATGTAAGGTGATGCAGATAATTCAAACAGGAACGCTAGACTATGATTGCCAAAAGAGGTCGGAAGCCGGCCGCCGAGCCCCCCTCGACTCGCGCATCCGTTAGCTTGCCGCCAGGTGTCTATTCGACGCTGCAAGACATCGCGAAGCAAAAAAAGGTGTCGGTTGCGTGGGTTATTCGTGATGCTGCAGAGAAGTATATTGCTGACCAGTGGCCCCTTCTTGAGGGTAGGAAAACATGAAAAATACCCTCGAGCCTTCCGATCTCTTTGATGAACTACCGATTGAAAATCTGCAATTCACCCCTCGGAATAATCTCTCTAGAAAGAAGATTCATGATCGGCCCAACGGTCATCAACTCAAGATTTTCCCAGAAGCTGAAGGCGCCACTCGAGACGGTTTTAACATTGATCTTGAGCCCCTAGATGCCACGTTCCGCGAAAGCAACGCAGCCCCGCTTCACTCTTGGTTCCCATATCTAGAAGGCTACTCGCCGCGCTTCGTGCAGCGTGTGCGGCATGAGTATCTGCGCGAAGCGAAGCGGATTATTGAACCCTTTGCCGGCTCCGGCACCACGCCGATAGTACTGGGGCAGTCAGGCATCGAATGCGCTTTTTCCGAAGCGAATCCAGCGATGGCATTCATCGCAGAAACTAAGCTCGCCGTACTTCGGCTGGACGAGCCGGCGCGCAAGGCGCTGGCTCGGAGCCTCACGTCCCTTGCGGAGAAGTTGCCGCTGTGCGTGGCTGCAGCAACGACTGATGAGGGCCTGCGGGCCTCATATGCAACGACGTTTGGCGCAAGCGTTTTCTTCGATGAGCCGGCGCTAGATGCCGTGCTGCGTCTCCGCACCGTAAACGACGAGCTGATAGCAAAGGACCGCCTGCTCGGCGACTGCTTCGCCGTGGCGGTGCTGTCTAGCCTCATCCCGTCATCCAGGCTCAAGCGCGCTGGCGACCTCCGCTATCGGACGCCCAAAGAGCTTGCGGCAGGACTGCCGCACCCGGTCGAGCAGACTTCTAGACGGCTCATCGCTCAGGCCGAAGACCTGGAACAGAGTGAGCCGCTGAAGGCCGAAGCCCGCTTCGCATGTGCGACGGCCGGGGCACTGCATGAGCACCTCGGCGACGGCTGGGACGGTGTGATTACTAGCCCGCCCTACCTCAACGGGACGAATTACATCCGCAACGCGCGGCTAGAACTCTGGTATCTGCGCCATCTGGGCGAGAACGCCGACCTTCGCCGCCTGCGGGATCGTGTCATCACGTCCGGCATCAACGACGTGCATGCTCAAACTCGCTGGGAGCCAGTGACGGTTGGCGTTGAGCGCGTTGTACGCGCTATCGAGGCGAACGCCTACGACTCTCGCATCGCGAAGATGGTCGGCGGCTACTTCCACGACATGGCAGCGGTGTTTTCCTCCCTCGGGGTGTGCCTGCGGCCGGGTGGACGGCTCTGCATCGACATCGGTGACAGCATCTACAACCGCGTCCATGTGCCTACAGACGACCTCCTCGTAGAGGTCGCCGAAAGCATGGGATACAAGACGGTGGAGCGCGTCCACCTCAGGAAGCGCATCTCGAAGGGCGGCGAAGCTGTGCGGCAGCAACTGTTGGTGTTCGAGCGGCCTAAGAAGCTAGGCACGGGCAAGCCAGAGAGTGCAACGAAAGCGACACAAGAGGTCGCCCCGAAAACGAAGCTGAAGCCTGAGTGGCGGAGCGAATGGGAGGTCTTCAAGAAGACCCTCCCGCATCAGCTCATGCCGTACTCAAAGCGAGAGTGGGGCGGCCCCGCGCACTCCATGTGTTCATATCAGGGCAAGATGAAGCCCGCTCTGGCACACCACCTGGTCAAGTGCTTCTCGGCCCCCGGTGATGTGGTGCTCGACCCGTTCTCCGGGGCAGGCACCATCCCCCTTGAGGCATGCCGGATGCGGCGGCGTGGCTATGGAATCGATATCTCGCGCTTGGGGCATGTGCTGACGCTGGCAAAGGTCGCGAAAACCTCGCAGGTCAAGATGGAGGAGCTGCTGCGTGAGCTTGAAGCCTCCATCAAGAAATATCGGCTGAAGACCAACGAGGTCGAGCAGGCTGCCGAGGTGCGCTTCAACAGCGCCATTCCTGACTACTTCCACCCCGAGACCTTGCGAGAGGTCATCGCGGCCAGGTCGTTCTTCTTGTCCCGCTGGGATAGCGGGGCGGAGTGGGCTGTGCTGTTCTCCTGCACCCTGCATCTGCTGCACGGGAACAGGCCTTACGCGTTGAGCCGGCGAAGCCATCCCGTGACGCCCTTCAAGCCCACTGGCGATTTCGAGCACCGGGAGCTGATGCCACGGCTCCGGGACAAGCTCGCGCGGCTTCACGAGGAGCTGACGAACGGTGCCCGAGAGTGGGGCGGCTCGGCTCAAGGCGACTGCACAGTCACTTGGCCGGCATCGATCCCAACGGCCGACGTCATCATCACGTCGCCGCCGTTCTTCGACTCAACGCGGTTCTACATGACCAACTGGATGCGGTTCTGGTTCGTCGGATGGGAGCGGGGGGACTTCGACACCCGAGCGAGCGAGTTCCTGGAGACCAGGCAGAAGCAAACCCTCGACGTTTATCACTCGTTCTACGCTGCCGCTCGGGAGCGCCTGCGTGCCGGAGGGCTCTTGGTTCTGCACCTCGGCAACAGCGCCAAGTGCGACATGGGCGCTGAGCTGAGCAAGCGGGTCTCGCCGTGGTTTTCGGTTGCCGACGTATTCACCGAAGGCGTCGAGCACTGCGAGTCACACGGCATCCGCGACAAGGGCACCGTACACGGCCATACCTACCTGGTGCTTGTAGCGAACTAGCGTTTCTGTGTGCGGCGGCGGCCGTACTCAGCCTGCAGGTTCACGCCCTTGTGCTGTCCACTGCGTGCGAGCACCTTCTGCAGCGCTTTGACGACCAGCTCGCCGGCTATCTTGCCGTCCCGCTCCTTTGTCATCTCCTCGCGGAGCAGAAACTCGCCGAAGAACCAATCGAGGCGAAGGAGCAGGAGGGCGAGCGCCTCCTCATTCGGGTGGGTCTTGGCGAGGTCATCGGGCGGGATGCCGGTGATCTTCGCCAGCGCTGCGAGCTTGGCCGGTGTGTAGAAGTCCGATGGCGCGCGGTCGCGCTTCTCGCTGTTGCATGACCCGCAAAGGGCTGTCGCCGTGCCGTCCAAAGGCCACAGCAGCGCGAGCGGCCTCGTGTGGTCTAGGTGCATATCGCGGGGTGTCGGCAGCTTCGCACCACATTTAAAGCAGGCACAGCCGAAACGCTTCCACACATCATCGGCTAGCTCGGTGCCCTTCTCGTGCCGGTAGCGGAGTTGAGGCGTGCCGCCGTAAAGTTCGGCGAGCAACAGCTCAAACGCTCGACGGCGCGCGCCGTCTTCCTTCATCTGCGCCGAGGTGCGCTGCGGATTGTGCGCGGCGTTGACCTCGAACTTCTTGCAGAACCGGCATTCGAGCTGATAGCCGTAGTCGAGCTGAAGGACTTCCTTGGCATCTTCGACGTTGCGGAGTCGGCCGAAGGTCGCGTGCTTGCAAGGCCGACGATGGTCGGCGACGCAGTGGTTACTGAAGCTGAGCTGGTCACGCTCTACCGGCACGTTGACGGGCAGGAAGCGCCCGCAACGATTGCAGGACTTCAGAATAAGAGGCTGGTCGGTGCTCGATGCGTCCTCGGCCGCCTCGATGACCACCTCTCCGGCCCCATCTTCGTTGATGAATAGTGCCTCCGGTGCGAACTGGTACATGTTGCGCATCAGTTCGGGGCGAGCGTCGTCCAAGTGCTTGTGCTGCACCCGGCCGCACATGGGCGCGTAGAGAGCCACTGCCCCCTTAGCCTTGGCTGTAATCGTGAGGGTGACCTCCACCGGCGAGGTGTCCGGCGCAGGCCACATGCTACCGGCCTTGTTCCACGATGCGTCGCCGTACTCCGTGAGCGTTCTTTTGTCTGAGCCGCCCAGCAGGGTGTAGGTAATCCCTGCAGTGTGCCAGAACCAGACGCCGTACCCGATTAGGTCGCCCTTGGCATGTCCGGCTATCGAGAAGGTGACGGTCACCGCCTCGCCCGGCTGCAGCGGAATTCTTTTCTCAAGGTGCCGGCGAAACTCGCCGCCCGTAGTGTCCTTGTGTACCTTGAAGCCGGATGTTCTCGTCATCGCACGGCGGCGGCCGGCGTAGAGGGTCTTACCGGGGAGCTTGCCGCCACCTAGTGGGCCTGTAGTCATCTTTACGACATCCTCCCCGCTAATAGCTGGGGAACAAAGATGCCTACGACGGAGGCTAACACCTCAGAGGCGATCGGACATTCCGCTCAGCTTTGCCTACCCTAATTTTTAAAGGAACGCAGTCCATTGCACAATCCGAAGCATTCCCAAACATTCCCAATAGCTTGAGGGTCCATTTCGGGCGATTCTCCCGCCCATGCGGACCTTCCTCCATCGCCTTCTCGGCCTCGCGCGCCCTCGCGGCCTCGACGCTGCGGGTGGCGGGCGGCGTTGGGAGGGGGCGCGGACGGTCGACGGGCTGAACACGGCGATCCTGGCGGGCGCGACCACGGCGGCGCGGCGGGCGGGGTGGTATGCGCGGAACAACCCGTGGGTCGCGGCGGCGGTGGACAGCCTGGTCGGCAATGTCGTCGGCGCCGGGATCAAGCCGCAATCCACCCATCCCGACCGCGAGGTGCGCGAGCGGCTGCAGGCACTCTGGCTGCGCTGGACCGATCACGCCGCCCCGGACGGGCTGGCGGATTTCTACGGGCTGCAGGCCATGGCCGTGCGCGCGATGGTCGAGAGCGGCGAGAGCTTCGCCCGGCTGCGCGTCCCGTCCTACGCCAGCGCCATCCCCCTCCACCTCGAGCTTCTGGATCGCGAGCAGGTTCCGATGGACCTGCACCGCGAGATCGGCGGCGGGGCGCGGATCCGCGCGGGCATCGAGTTCGACTCGGCCGGGCGCCGCGTCGCGTACTGGGTGGCGTCCTCCCGCCCGGGCGATCCGCTGGGGTCTCTCCGCATGGACCCCGTGCGCGTTCCCGCCGCCGATTGCATCCATCTGTTCAAGCCGCTGGCCGCCGGGCAGCTGCGCGGCATCACTTGGCTTGCGCCCGTCCTGCTACGCCTGCACGAACTCGACCAGTTCGAGGACGCCACGCTGGTCAAAGCGAAGGTCGCGGCGCTGTTCACCGGTTTCATCACGGACCCGGACGGCACGGTCGGCGGGCTTTCCGGTGCGAACAATGGCGGCGTACTACAAGTCGGCATGGAGCCGGGCAGCCTGATCCCGCTGCCGCCCGGCGCGGATATCCGGTTTTCGAACCCGACCGAGCACGACGCCTACGCGCCCTTCGTGAAGAACCACCTGCGCGCTGTCGCGGCCGGGCTGGGCCTGCCCTATGAGCTGGTCTCGGGCGATCTCGAAGGCGTCACCTATTCCTCGATCCGCGCCGGGCTGATCGAGTTCCGCCGCCGCATCGAGCAACTGCAGCACAACGTGGTGGTCCATCAATTCTGCCGCCCGATCTGGGAGCGCTTCGTGCGCCTCGCCGTGCTGTCGGGCGAACTGCCAGCACACGATTTTGACCGCGACCCTGCTGCCTATCTTGCCTGCGACTGGCTGCCGCCTAAGTTCGACTACGTCGATCCGAAGAAGGACGTCGAGGCCGAGATCCTCGCCATCGACGCTGGGCTAAAGAGCCGGACGCAGGCCATCTCGGAGCGCGGCTACGACGCTGAGCAGGTCGACGCGGAGATCGCGGCCGATCAGGCGCGCGAGGCGGCGCTCGGCTTGAGTTTCTCGCAGCAGCGCCCGGCCACCACGGAGCCAGCCCATGGCTGAGACCCTAGAGCTTCTGAACCGCCGCGCCGATCTGGCGCCCGCCACGGCCGACCGCGACGCCAGGACCGTCGAGGTGATCTGGTCGACCGGCGCGCCCGTGCGCCGCCGTGACATGGCGGGCGAATACATCGAGCGCCTCAGCCTCGATTCCGAGGCCGTTGACCTCTCGCGCCTCAAGGGTGCCTCCGTGCTCGATGCCCACAAGCAGTCGGCCGTGCGGGACGTGCTCGGCAGCGTGCGCAAGGCCGCGGTCGACGGCAGGCGCGGCACAGCCCTCATCCAGTTCTCAGGCAGGCCGGAGGTGGAGCCGATCTGGCAGGACGTGCTGGCCGGCATCCTGCGCCATGTCTCGGTCGGCTACACGGTCGAGGAATGGGCCGAGAGTCAGGAGAACGGCGCGCGGGTGCTGACCGCCGTGCGTTGGACCCCGCACGAGATTTCCCTGGTGCCGACACCCGCCGATCCCGGCGCCCATATTCGCATGGAGACAGAGATGACCGAGACGACCACCCGCGAGGCCGCCGACACGGCGCCCACCACCGAGACCCGCGCCAAGGCCAACGCCGAGATCCGCTCCATCGCCCGCATCGCCGGGCTGGACCAGTCCTGGATCGACGGTCAGATCGACGGCGGCGCGGATCCCGACACCGCGCGCCGCGCGGCCTTCGAGGCGCTGGCGAAGCGATCCGCGCCCACGATCCGCACCGAACAGGTCCGCGTCGAGATGGGCGAGAGCCAGGACGAGCCTGCGGTCCGCGCCCGCCAGATGGGCGAGGCGCTCTACGCCCGGATCAACCCGCGTCACGAACTGAGCGACCCGGCCCGGCGCTATGCCTATTCGACCCCGGTCGATATGGCCAAGGAACTGCTGACGCTGCGCGGCGAGTCCACCATGGCGCTGTCACCCGCCAGCCTCGTGACGCGGGCCCTGCACACCACCTCGGACTTCCCGATCATCCTCGGGGACACGGTGGGCCGGGTGCTCCGCGACGCCTACCAGGCCGCGCCCTCGGGCATCCGCCGCCTCGGCCGCCAGACCACGGCACGGGATTTCCGGGCGGTGAACAAGATCATGCTGGGCGAGGCGCCGCTCTTGGAAAAGCTCAACGAGCACGGCGAGATCAAGGCCGGCACCATGGCCGAGGCGCGCGAGGCCTACAAGGTCGAGACCTGGGCGCGCAAGATCGGCATCACCCGACAGGTGCTGGTCAACGACGATCTCGGCGCCTTCTCCGACCTCGCCCGTCGCATGGGCCAGGGTGCGGCCGAGACCGAGGCCCGCATCCTCGTCGATCTGCTGGAGGCGAACACCGGCAACGGACCGAAGCTCTCCGACAACAAGACGCTGTTCCATGCCGACCACGGCAACAAGGCGGGCACCGGTGCAGCCATCTCTGACACGACACTGTCGGCGGCGCGGCTCAGCTTGCGCACCCAGAAGGGCATCGAGGACCGCACGATCCGCGTGACGCCCAAGTATCTGCTGGTGCCGCCGGCGCTGGAGACTGCCGCCGAGAAGTGGCTTGCTACCATCGCGCCCGCGACCGCCGCTGACGTGAACCCGTTTTCGGGATCGCTTTCGTTGGTCGTGGAGCCGCGTCTTTCCTCGGCCACGCGCTGGTACGTCACCGCCGATCCCGCCGAGATCGACGGGCTGGAGTTCGCCTATCTCTCAGGCAGCCAAGGGCCGCAGGTGGAAAGCCGCTCGGGCTGGGACGTGGACGGCGTCGAGATCCGCGTGATCCTGGATTTCGGGGCGGGCTTCGTCGACCATCGCGGCTGGTTCGCCAATCCGGGCGCGTGATGGCCGATCTCGCCAAACTGAACGCCTGGCGTAGCGCGCTGATGGAGGCGCGCTACAAGGGCGTGCGCACCGTCGAATACGAGGGCAAGCGGGTCAGCTACGCGACCGATTCCGAGATGGCGACCGCGCTCGCCGATCTCGAGCGGCGCATCGCTGCGACGACGCCCGGACGCGTTTCAGTAGTGCGCATCGCGTCGTCGAAGGGCATCTGATCAGGAGGCGTGCTCGCCCTCGTGGAACGCGGCGTCGGTGATGCGCTTCAGCGTCTCGGCGTAGGACGCCAGCGTGCCGACGTGGCCCCAGTTGATCTCGTCGGGCGCATAGCCGAAGTGTTCGTCGGAGAGCGCCGCGAGTCGCGCCAGCATGGCGTCGATCTCGGTCTTGCGGGCGATGAAGGCGTCGAGGGCCTTGGCATTGATCTTCATGGCGGGCTCCGTCGGGGATGCCGCCATGACGGCGTCGGTGCGTCGCGATAGCAACTCGAATTCAGCGCGCCGTCCGGCGCGGAGTCGCGCCATCCGGCGTCATCGGGCACATCGGTTTTGTTGACACAGTGTTGACACGGCGCTGACTTGGCCTTGGCACCAGAATCAAACCGCCCGCTAACCTTTTGAGTTAGCGGGCGAATTTGGTTGCGGGGATAGGATTTGAACCTATGACCTTCAGGTTATGAGCCTGACGAGCTACCGGGCTGCTCCACCCCGCGACAGGTGGTGGGCGTGTTGGATGGTTCTGTATGGACCGGATCGGACG